CTAGTGCGGCAATAGCGAGAGAACCAATGAAAATTTCTTTGGCTGCTTTTCCTATCAATTTAGCCATGACAGCAAGAGCCCCTAGAGTTACAACACCTATTGCAATAGATTTAAAATCTAAGCCAACAAATTCTTTTAGTGCTTTACCTGTTACAAATAATGCACCTCCCAAGGCAATGAGGACCGCGGCACTAATCAAATACTTTTTATCAGCCAGTGCTTTAAGACCTTTTCCAAGACCCTTCATAAATCCAGATATTCCTTCTCCAGCACCTTTTCCTATTCCAGCTATCGCGCCACCTACTCCTCCGCCAGCTGCTTTACCTGCTCCACCGCCGGCTCTGCGTGTTCCACCTCCACCGAATCCAAGTCTGGATTTGATACCATCCTTGAGAGAATTTATCATTCCTCCAGCTTTCTCCTTACCTGCTGTAATTATATTTTTACCACCTGTAAGATTAGATAATGCCGAGGTTCTTTTCGTCTCTCTTTTTATATCTTCTTTACGATTTTCTCTATCCTGTAATACATCACCTTCTGATGATTCTACCAATGTTTCTAGGGATGAACTTGTATTTGTAATAGCCTCAATAGCATCAGGGGGAATAACAGAAGATACCGCTCCAGCAGTAGCACCTTCAGTAGGAGCGGCAGCAGGAGCACCTTCAGCAGATGCGGCAGGAGCGCCACCGAAGCCTCCAGTAATTTCATCAACAGTTTGCTGTGGATCAAAGTCCTTTGCAGCTTTGGAAATTTTATTTAATAAACGCTGGCGAATCAGAAAGAATCTAGTCTTTGTCAGAATATCTTGATCTGGTGTTGCACCAAGAACATCATTAAGTGACATCTTTGGATCAATTTCTAATTCAACTTCTTCGGTTGCTGCTTCAACTTTTTTAAGAATGTTTTTCTTTATTCTTAACCATCTGAAAGCATGAACTAAATTCAAATTGGGAGATTCACCAAGGAGCTCCGATAATTTCATCGATGGATCGATATCTAACTCTAGATTGCCACCTTTGGTTGCTGTCTCGACAGATTTAAGAATATTTTTCTTAACTCTTAAGAAACCGAAAGCCAATACCATATTAAGGTTATCGAGTTTCTTTGTATCACCCATCAATTCCGATAGAGAAATCGACTTATCGATATCTAAATCCATCTTGCCACCATTAGTTTCTTTACTAACCGATGCTAAGATACCAGATTTGATCTGATCAAGCTCGTCTCCAAACTTTGCAGTATCTAATTCATTTTTTGATGTATCACCCAGTAAGCCTCCCAAAGAAATATTCTTATCTAAATCTAATTCTAAATTTCCTCCTGCTGTGCTTTTTCCAACAGATTTAAGAATATTAGCTTTTATAGACTGAAGTTTCTTTACAAACTTTACAGAACCCTCTACTTTTGATGAATCACCTAGTAAGGCTTCCAAAGAAACAGTCTTATCTAAATCTAATTCTAAATTACCACCGCCCGTAGCAGTCTGAATTGAAGAAAGGATATTAGCTTTTATAGATTCAAGTTCATTTACAAACTTTGAATTATCAGAATCAATACCAGAAATTAAATCATCGGTTGCCGACTGGATAGTTTCGGCTTGCTTCTCTAGAGCACCTTTTAATTTTTCATTTACTTTCTGGAGTTCTTCTGAGTTATCCATTTATATTTTACTTTTTAGATTGGTTTCTTGCGTTTTCTTCGGCGATATATTTCTGTAACATTCCTACATACACTTGTCTCTCCCACGGTAGCATATTATCTAATTCTGTCAAACTATATTTATGATGTTGAAGCATCGCAAAGTTGGTTTGATAGTGATTAAGTAAAGATTCATGTGAAAGACTTAGGTAAAAAAATCACCTAAACCTTCGATGGTGTGTTCATTTTCATGTCCACAAAACTGGCATTTGAATTTAAATGTATGAGAAAGTTTCGGCTGATTCTGAATATATTCTTGAATAGATTGAAGATGACCGTGACTCAAAGATTCAATGAATGTGATAAGTTCTTTCTTACTTGTATCATCTGTATTGTAAACACCATCTTCATCAAAGATGCTTTCAATCGATGCAATGATCCCTGGTGTAATATCAGAACCATCTCCGATATTTTTGACATCCTTGACACGAATAGGTCTAAGAATAACTCCGACATCATCAGTCAATTGTAATTTACTCTCTGCTTCCTTCGCAGGAAATTGGACCTTAACTTCAGTTAGATCGATAGTTACGATATTTTTCTTATCACACTCTTCACATTTGATACTGAATTCAATGTTCTCTCCAATACTGATTGCTCTCAATTGAAGGAAGATGTATTCCATATCATATATGGTAAGATCATTCGGTTTTACTTTTTCAAAAGAACATACACGGATGATGTCCTTGACCACTTTTGTAATTTCATTTACATCTTCAGTTGTTTGTGCCTGAAGAAGAATTTTTTCTTCTTTGACAAGAAAAGGTCGGAATTCAACCTCTTCTTTCGTTGAAGGAATTTCAATCGTGTGTTTTGCTGTTTCTAATATAGGTAATGGCATAATATTTTAATAATTTAGTTCGATAAGTATTTATACAGTTATTCCAGTCGATATTATATCACTGGTATTATATCGCGGCACGAGAATGTTATATCTAATGTTAGGATAGAATTTGTTGTTGTCTGAGATTTCTCAACTGAGCCTATAGTTAAGGGATAAGCATCTCTCATTGTTATTCCATATTTGACTTTATCTTCCACATTTTGATGTTCAAGTTTAATATCTACAACATATTCTTCAAGATAACGAGATGTATATCTTTTTTGATCAATGATTCCATTTAACCATCTGTCAAATATAGCCTTAGCAAAAAAATCTTCTGTTAATCTGAATTTGATTGTTACCTCATCATTGATAAAACCAGTTGGAATCTTTAATGGGTTTCTATACATTGAGTAATCAAGTGTTTCGATTTGTTTGCCTGGAAAATTAATTGATTCACATAGTACATTAAGGCTCCTCATACTTTTCGAGACACTTCCTGTACCTGAAGCCAGCAGGGGTGCTATTGATCGATCTTGTCTTACAAACCCAGGCACTGGTAAGAATGCTCGGAATCTATTTGGATTCGCTAATCCACCTTTTCCTACTACTTCTGCTTTTAAAACTTCTATACTTGATTGACTCATTAGATTAAGCTTCTTGATGTTTTCCAGACAGAACCTTTACTGTTCTTCTTGAACTGTTCTGTTGGCATGAAAAGTGCTACTTCCCATTCGGTAGATGGCACTTGGGTTATTCTTGATTGTACCTTTGATGTTAAATATCTTTTATAACAAGGTTTAAATTCTTTTAATGATGATGCACTTTTGAGAAAATTATATGTTAATTTAAATTTTGTCGTGGTGCTATATGTTTTATTATTTGTAAATCCTAAGAGTTTATCAAAGAATTTTGCTCTCAATTTTGGTGGAAGATAATGTAGATTAAGACCAGTGAAGCCTCCTTCTACCTTATCAACTAGAATGATGAGAGGAAATCTGTCATAATAAGGTAAAGTTTTCTTATGCTTTGGATCATAAAAATACATATACATTCTTCCTGGTAATGGTTTATCAACCCTTAATAATTCTTCATCTTTCAGTAAGGCTGTTCTACTTACATTGAAAGATGAAAGTCTTTTCTTAAACCAGTTTAGCGATTGCTGTGTTCTGGGTGTAATCCCAGCCTTAAACGCTTCCTGCTCTAATTTTTGAAAACTTGATTTAGTGGCCATTACTTCTATTTATAATCAAGTCAATAACTTTATTCCAAGTCCTTTGATTGTTTTCTCTGTCCATATATCAAACTTCCATCCCCTATTCTCTGCATATTCTTTCGCAGCTTCCCATTTAGATTGGTTCTTTATATATGTCATAACCTCTTTGATATATCTCTTTGTCTTCTTTCGAGGCTTTGGTTCTTTAGTTTCTTTCTCTGGTTTTATTTCAATGAGCCATGTTCTATTATCTTTTGTTGTAATTTTTAGATCAACGAAGTATCTGTGTATTTTATTATCTGTCTTGCATCGATATGGCACCACTGTTTCTTCACTCGACCATCTTATAATAGATGGATTCTCATCACACCAACGAAATACTTGTCTTTCCCACAAGGATCGAAAGACACACCTTGATGGATCGCCCTCGTATTTAGATGTATTCTTTATACTATATCTTCCTTTATAGGTCATATTATATTTATAAATAGATATATGGATAATTCTAACTTAATATTTCCTTTAGAGATTGGGAATCAGCCAGAAAGACCTCTGGTAAAATTTACTGCATATGACAGAAGAGATGGTAATGCAGAGCTGCACCATATTTATTTACCTTCTCCATCGGGCATTGCATTTACAGAGCAAGCAGAATTTAGTACGATCGATCTAGGAGTTGCGGCCGCCACTGCAATTAGTGCTTCGCAATCACAAGGTGTCGGAGGTTTCTTAAGTTCGATAGGTAAAGGTATTGGTGGATTTTTAGGTGGCGCGACAAAGAACCTAGCCTCTATGACTGGCAATGGAGAAGCATTTGATTTCCAACAAAAGACTGTTAAAAATCCAAATACCAATACAACATTTAAGTCTAATGGAATGAGAACTTTTTCATTCAATTTTAAAATGATAGCTCGTAATCAAAAAGAATCTGAGGTGATAAGAAAAATTCATTCTAAATTTCGCCATTTCACATACGCCGCAAGAAAAGGTGGCTCTTCCAATTTCATTGTTGATTTTCCACCAGTATGGACTATCAGATTTATGGATCAGGGCACAAATTCTTTATCAGAAAATGAATATATTCCTAGAATTTTTTCTGCTTATTTAACTCAATGTAATTCTACTTTCAATTCTGATGCAAACCTATATTTTAATGATGGTGCACCTCTTGTTATTGACATGAGTGTAACATATCAAGAGACTCGTGCTCTTACAAGAAATGATATTGAAGACATGGAAAATGATCAGATGCAAAATAGAGGCATTGATCAAGAAACAGGTAACCCAGTGATTCAAGGAGTTGCGACACAAGAAGCACAAACCCAGAAGCCTGGTGGCTCTTCTCAGCCAAGAAGAGGTCGCCGCCGATAATAAATAAATAAATACAACTTATGAGATTCTTTTCACAATTTCCGAAGGTTCCATATTCCTTTGACGAGTTTACACCAACTATCAATACATCAATAATTGATATATATCGATATGTCGATGTTAATAGAGATATTACGAGTGATCTTGCGGCTTATCTTACATATAGTATTAAAGATGGTGAAAGACCCGATCAGGTTTCTCATAAATTATATAAGACACCAGATTATCATTGGACATTTTTTATTATCAATGAATTACTAAAAGATGGAATACAAAATTGGCCCAAGAGTTATAATGAATTAGATAAGTATCTAGATAAAAATTATGGTGGATATTCTGTGTTAGAATTTTTGCCCAGTCAGAGCCTCAATGAAAATGGAACATTGGCTGACTACAATAATCATTTTGGTAAAATACAATTTGATGGCAGAATGAAAATATTGAGAGAGACTTCAGATAATGTAGAACTTTTGGCAGAGCCAGTATTATATGATGCAGAAAAATTACAATTATGGGTAAAAAATGCTGGAAGAA